GTCATATTATAAAAGAGTATGAGTTTTTTAGGCTTCTAGAGTCTTGGATGAATAAATATAATTTTTTTATTACAGGACATATAATGGATAAACAAAGTAAAAACTCGGCTCATCCAAAAGGAAATGGGTATTATGGGTTACATAAGCAATGTTTGTTAGTTAATCTAAATTATTATAAAAAATTTGATCGCCCTGTTTATGGGAAAAAAGAAGATTCTGAAGAAACAATTGTTACAAAAGCTATTAGGCATGTAAGAGATATACATGATGACTATACTCCACTAGCTCTAAAACCAACAGAAGAAACTGTTGTATGTACACCTTTAGTAGATGGCTGGAATTTTATTAATAAAAGTTTAGAAAATGGTTTGCTTGTTTACAACTTTTTACCAAAAATTAGAGAAACAAAACAATATGTATATCCTAATAAAAGTGCGGAAGAACTAAATAAACAGCTTTCTTGGATTAGAGAAATAGTAGATTATGCCCCTACTTGTGTGTTTTTCTGGAATACAGAGGGGTATTCGGATGTAAAATACGTAAAACTACAAAAACCAATAGATAAGCTATACTCCGTAGCTGCTGCTTTTAAACCTAATTTTTTACTTAATGTTTTTGGATTTCATGAAAATACTGAAGTTATCTATTATGATTATAGTAAACAAGCTCTTGCCTTTAAAAAATTATTACTTCAACACTGGGATGGAGAAAACTACCCAGAGTTTCTAAATTGGGCTAAAAATAAGTGGGCTATTAATGAAACAGCAGGTCAATCAACTGAAAATGAAACTTATCAAGATTTATGGCAAAACGAAATAAAATGGTGGAAGTCAGAACAAAATATTAAAGAACACTGGCAAGCATATAAAAAATTAAAACATACATTTATACATACCGACATTTGTAAAACACCTGAAAAAATAACTTCTCAAATTACGGGAAAAGATACAGAATTAATATGGTGGAGTAATGTATTTCATACAGTAAATGCTCATTATGTTAGGGGTTTACAAGGGGTAAAAAATTGCTATAATGAATGGTTAACACAAGTAAATAATAAAAACCCAAATATTTATATTATGGGAAAAGATTATTTAAATCGTCCTGTTGAGGGAGGGACTTTAAAGGAGTATATAGATGAACAAAGACCTTTTGAAAACATTTAAGTCAGAAGAGGATTTAAGACACTATTTAAAAGTAAATGGAATGAGTGGAAAAGCCTTAGATAAGTGGGTTAATGAGTGGAAAAACCCCTCTCCTAAAGATTTTAGTACAAAAACTGTTAAAACAACTATGATCAGTACAAGTGAAGATGAAACTGTGGAAAGCAAAAACGAGAATTAAAGGAGATTTTTCTTTTGTTAATTCTTTAATATATCGCGATCATACAGATTATGATTTAAAAGGTGTTGTCGATGCTATTTCTGTAAAAAGTGCTACAGGAAGTGTCTATGATTTTTATAGGGATAGTCTTTTAGAAAACCCAATAAATTTTAAATATACAAAATTGTATCATCAATTTAAGGTTAAAAAACTTATAGATTCTTTTGAATTAGAAAAAACTAGAATCAGAATACATCGACAACTTCCTACTTATCAAACAAAATTACATGTAGACGAGCAAAATACTAAAGTTAAAACTAAAGAAGACGTTAGGCTTAGAATCTTTACTGCTTTAACTTCTTCTAAAGATTTCATATATGAATTTAAATCTGGAAAAGATTATTGCATACATAGTTTAAAACAGGGAGAGAGTCTTGTTTTTGACCCAGATGAAGTAGAGCACGGAACAAAAAATCTATCAGAAACAGAAATTAGATATTCTTTAGTACAGATAGTAAAACCAAATGATTGGTTAAAATCATTTATAAATAATAAACAAGAAATTATATTGTGATATGAATATAGATTTTGGAACAGCTTTTCATAAACCAAATGGAAATGCAACAAAAGTAACTTTAAATGAATTTAGAGATATTTTATATCTACATATAAGAGAATATTCTATGGATGGAGATACTGGACACTGGTTTCCTACTAAAACAGGATATGCTTTTCCAGCTGACGAAATATCATCACTAATCTCTTTACTTGAAAAAGCAGAAGAGATTATTAATAATCGTTATAAACACTCCTATCAGTTAGAATTTAACTTTGGAGAAGAGTATGAGTATTAAAGCCTGGAGCAATGAACAGGAAGATGAATTAATTTTATTATATACTATTGAGGGTAAAAAAGATGTACATAATCTTGCCAACCACTTTGGAAAAGGGTATCGTAGTGTTATAAGTAAATTAGTTCAATTAAAAATTTACGAAAAACCAGAATTAGAAGAAGAGAATAAAGGTCAAACAGTAAAAGTTATGTTAAGAGATCTTGAAGAACTTTTAGAAATTCAAATTCAAGGTACAAACCTTAATAAAAAAGAAAATTTAAACGCATTACTTAACGCAGTAAAGGTAAAAATTAATAATGCCTAAGCATAATTATATGTATGGAAAAGAAGCGTTTGATTATGATAGAGAAAAAGAAGATTGGGATTCTTTTCTAGTAAGAAAAGAATCTGAAAGAAAAAGTATGAAAACCACTAATGAAGTTTATCCTGTCAGGGAAGACGTACCGGCTGATCTTTGGGGTAAACCCATAGCAAAATCAAAAGTGCAAGGTCCTATTGGAGCAGCCGCATTAAGCGAAAAATCTATCACACAGAGAGAACACTCAAGCACGGCAGATGCTGTAAATCACCCCCCACACTATAATAAAGGTATTGAAACTACAAAATACATAAAATCTTGGGATATGAATTGGAATCAAGCTAATGTAATTAAGTATGTTTCTCGTTACAATTTAAAAAATAAGCATGATGTAAATCTTCAAATACAAGATTTACAAAAAGCTCGTTGGTATTTAGAAGATTTAATTAAAGAGTTGGAAAAGCAAAATCCTTATTAGAGTGTTTATGTGCTCAAGATATAAGAGCTACAAAAGAGAAAATCATTGAAAAACAAACTTCTTATTAACTTTTGTGGAGATTCTTTTTGTAAAGATATTCAGGAACCTTCTTGGTGTAATTTAGTTGCCTCATCTTTAAATGCAAAAATAATAGGTACTGGTGAAGGAGGCACTGCTCACGAACACGCAATAAAAACTTTTAATGAAAAAGCAGATATAACTATATTTTGCTGGACTGAGTATAATAGAATATACCATAAAAAATATAGTTTTAACTTTGAAAGCGTCCAACATCATTTATTAGAAAATAAAGCAAAGTCTAACAGAGCGTTTTTAGCAGCTAATGCGTATTATCAATATTTACACGGTCAAAAACTTGCTATAGAAAGACAGATTAGAGATTTATTCTGGTTTGATCACTGCGTTTTAGAAAAAGTTAATAAAACATTTTTACATCTTTTTTGTTATGAAAATACCTATATTTTTAAAAACGGTATAAATACCCCTTTAATTCTTAAAAGAGACTTTGAAAGCACTGACAAAACAATTGATTCTCCTATTCATAATCACTTAAACATTAATGAAAATAAAAAACTAGCTGAACAGGTTTTACATTTTTTAAAAAATTCTTGCTAATGCCCTTCAAATCTGCTATTATTAAACTTCATTAAAGAGGGTTGATGATGAACTACACCGAGCTGAAGAACTTCGTTCTTGAACATTCCCACAAATATTATGATTTATCAGCGCCAAGCATCTCCGATGCTGAGTGGGATAAGGCTTATGACAAGCTTGAAGCAATGGAACAAGCGCAAGGATGGAAAGACTCGGATTCCCCTACTTTAAAAGTAGGCGGAGCTTCTGGTAAGATACGTCACCCGTATGCCCTTTATTCACTAAGAAAAGTATATGACAAAAGCGAAATTGAGGAGTGGATGGATGTTCGCACGCCAAAAATTGATGGAACTAATCTTACTCTTATTTACAAGCGTGGAAAACTCCATTTGGCGCTCACTCGCGGGAATGGAGATCGAGGCGATGATGTTACCGCGCTCGCACAAGAAATCAGCAACATTCCAAAGCGAATCTCTACCGACCATTTGCGCGTAGTTATCAATGGCGAATGTGTTACAAATAATAAGGTTGAAAACTTTCGCAATTATGTTAGCGGCGCGCTAGGGCTAAAATCTCCTAAAGAATTTCGTGAAAGATCTATTCAGTTTATTGCTCACGATATTCTATCTTGGAATATGAGCTATCTCAACAAGATAGAAATTCTTAAGAATATGAACTTTTTTACAGTATTAGATGACGAAGCGTGGGAATATCCTTGTGATGGCGTTGTCTATCGTTGTAACGATTGGCATCGTTGTAATGATTTAGGATATACTTCTAAATATCCTCGTTTTGCAGTAGCGCTTAAAACTCGGGAAATTCAAACAGCGATTACCACGCTACAAGAAGTTATTTGGACAGTTGGAAGAACCGGAACAGTTAATCCAACAGGAGTAGTCTCTCCTGTTATTCTTGACGACGCTACTATTTCTCGCGTCACACTACACAATATTGAACAGATTGAAATGCACAATCTTGGGCTAGGAGACAGTATTGAGATTGAGCGGGCGGGTGGAGTTATTCCTAAATTTCTTCGCGTGATTGAGCACTCTGCACACAATCTAAAAATTAATCAACGACACGCAGAATTGGCTATTAAAGAAGCAGTAGTACGTCATGGTCCCCGACTCAGGGTAAAGTCAGGGCAAGGCTCATCACTAAAATTGCTTGAACATTTTATCGCAACTCTAAAAATTAAAGGGTTAGGTCCAGCATCTATCAAAAAGCTAGGACTAACCCATCCAATAGATCTATTTGAAGAACAACCGTGGCATAAACTTGGAGTAAACGGAGAAAAGATTGAAGAAGAGCTTGAACGAGCTAAGCTACAACCGTATTCTACAGTACTAGGCGCTCTAGGTATTCCAGGACTCGGAAGAACCGCTGCTAAACTAGTAGTGCAGCATATTCCCGAGTTTCGTTCTTTAAGAGATATTGACGTATTACCGATTAAGGGAATCGGACCTAAAACAATTGAATCAGTTT